GGTGCTTGGCGACGATCATCTCGGCATCTTGGTTGTCCGTGGAGTCGGCTCCACTGCCGGCCTCGTAGTAGCCCTCGCGGTGAAGGAGGACGATAATGTCGGCGTCCTGCTCCAAAGATCCCGAGTCTTTCAAGTCGCTCATCTTGGGGCGGGTGTCCGTGCGCTCATCGGCCTTGCGACCAACTTGGGCGGCGGCAATGACCGGAACACCCAACTCCAGCGCCATCGCCTTGAGGCCACGGCTGACGGCGCTGACCCGCTCGTAGCTGGTGTTGTAGCCCTTGGCCTCCAGTAGCTGCGCGTAGTCCACGAAGATAGCCTTGATGCCATGACGGCGGATGTCCCGGCGCGCACGGCCACGGATGTCCATGATGCTGGCGCCCCGCGCTTCGTCGATGTAGAGGGGCTGATCCCCGAGCTTAAAGAAGTGGTTGCCGAGGCTCTTGGCTTCGACTTGGCTGATGGCGCCAAGACGCACGCGGGCGCTGTTGGCCCTCGCTCTGGCCATGACGATGCGGTTGGCGATGCTTTTCTTGGGCATCTCTAGGGAGAACAGCAGCACAGGGGTTCCGGCCGCCGCCATGCGGTCGCACATATTGATGAGCAGCGCACTCTTGCCCATGCCGGGGCGACCGCCGACCACCACCAACTGGCCCTCACGCAAGCCGCCCGTCAGCACGTCGAGGTCGCGGAAGCCCGTGGCCAACCCGCGCGGCTTGCCTTTGTTGGCAATCGCCGCCTCGATCTCCGCTGCGGCCTCGTCCACGACGGTGCCGACATGCACACTGCCCTGACTCGGCCCGTCCAAGCTGATCGACAAAATTCTTTCGCCGGCTTCGGCCACCACTTCGCTGACGTTCTGCGCAATGTCGCGGCCCGCAGCGGCCATACGCACACCGGCCTCAACCATGCGGCGGCGGGCGACATGCTCGCGCAATATATTGACGTAGTAGGACAGGTCGCGTGGACCGGCCATGGAATAGATTTCGGCCAAGGCTCCGGCGCCTCCGACGTTTTCCAATTTCTCCTGCGAGGAAAGATGCTGCGTGACCGAGATAAGGTCAGGCTGTCCGCCGTCTGCGCGGATGGCTTTGATCGCGGCAAGGATCGTGGCGTTGGCCGGGGTGAAGAAATGCTCGGCCGTCAATTCGTTCCACTCGTCGATCAACTCGCCGTAGCACATGAGTCCACCAAGGACGCACTGCTCGGCAGCCGTATCGTGGGGCATGGCTTGTTGCTTTTTCATGCGCTTAGACGTGGGGCCATTGGTCGTCATTGCACGCGACAACGGCGACAGTCGCCAGCAGCGCGAGGAGAATAACGAACACGGTAAACTCGGTGGGATTCATAACTGTGGGCATTTGTAGATGAATGTGTGCGGAGTGTCAACAGTCTTTTTTCGGGGAATTTTTGGGGAACAAGAAGTCGTGGTTTTTCCACGCGCCGCGCAGGAGCTTGCGCTGCGCCAGCCAGCGGTCACACGCTTCGCCCACGGCTTTCAAGTCGGCGTCCGAGGGCCAGTGCGGTTCGGCCGCTTCGATGCGGTAGTGCAAGACCTCGCGGTTCATGCGCTTGGCGCCCTTGTCGAAGAACTCGCTGAATTGTTGGGGCGAGATCATACGATGGGCCACTCGCGCAGGTAGCCGAAGTCCCGAGGTTCAGTCACTTCGGTCACTTCGCCGCAGATGCCGCAGGTGCCCTCATGCCAGCAACTCACGCGGTCCTGCTTGGGGAAGCGGCCATAGGCCCAGCCACAGGGGCGGCAAATCCAGTCGGGGTAGGGGGGCGCCTTGCGGAAGATCGCGTCGTAGTTGGCGCGGTAGGTCTCGCCGGCCACCGGACGCGGGGTGTCTCCCTTGCCGGCGCTCATCGCATGGCCATCGCTTCCTCGACGGCATCATGCGCCTCGGATGCGATCTCGTTGTTCGGCTTCACGCAGCGCCCAAGGACGCGGATGAGCCGATTGTTGCTACGGATCAGCTCACGGACACGGTCTTCCAGCGCAATCTCGTTGTAGGCGCCGAAGTTCGTTCCGAAGCCGACGTGGCCTACGGTGTGGGTGGGTTCTGTTTTCATAGGGTGATTTGTTCCTCCAAGAGCTGCCAGTTGTTCATTTCTGGCTTTGAACTAGGGCGCCAGTTGATCGTGGATTTGCCGCAGATGTCGTTCAGCGCCCAAAGAACGAAGGCGTCATGCTCCAGCACATACATGGCCAAGATGTCGAAATCCCCCTTGCCGTAGCGGGTGTAGCGCTTGCCGTAGTCTTTGGGGTTGGCGGCACACGACGGCTTCCCCGAGCCAATCATTATCTTCCAACACTGGTTGTCTCGCTGCCAAACGCCCTTCTTGATCTGGATAGTCAGCGGCGAGGCCGGCGGCTTCCAGATGCACAGGTCGGCCCGAGAGGCGTGCCCCCATGGGGCAAACGCTTTCCAGCCCCTTTTAACCACCTCTTTGAGAAAGGCGCTTTCCGCGATGTCGCCGGAATGATTGTTTTGCGAAAGGACTTCGGGGCGATCCGGCAGGATCGTCACGGCCTCCACGTCAAATAGCTCGACGCCGAAACTCATGCCGTGGCCAGCTCCTGCATGAGTTCCGAGAAGTCATCCCGCACGATCTTCACAATCTTCGGGGCAGGGGGCGCCATGCGCTGCTGCTTCGCGTCCTTGTCCAGCCAGACCTTCAAGCGCTGGCGGGTGGCCGTCTCGCCCTTGTTCGAACACCACGCCAGCAAATGTTCGAACTTCGCGCGGACGTTCACCCCACGGTATTGGGGGAGGGTGGCAAGGTGATCCAACCAGTCATCGTCAGACATGCCCTTTCCGAGAACGCTTTCTCGCGGCGCGGCACTTTTGGTTTGCCCATTGGAAGAAGAAGGTGGGTTAAGGGATTGGTTTGAGAATGGTATTGCGTTTGTCTTTTTTGCCTTGGCTTCAGAAGGAGAAGGAAAAGAATAGTTCTTTTCTGTTGGGGTGTCATCCTGACACCACCCCGGTGTCATCGTGACACCACCCCCCGGTATCATTCTGACACCACCCCCCTGCTCGTCAGCGGCCTGAACAGGCAGTTGCCAAACACTGGCGAAGTTGCGCCCGTTCACAATCCGCGAAGCTTCCATCAACTTTAGCTCGCCGGATTCTTCAAGCCGCTTGAGGCTTCGGGCAATCGTGCTCTTGGAGAGACGGGTCTTGCGCTGCATGGTTCCCCAGCTCCCAAAGCAGCGCCCGCTCTCGTCGGCAAAGTCGGCCAAAGCCAGAAGCACCAAGCGGTCAGCGCCCTCGGACTTACTACTGTTCCAGACCCATGTGGTGGCGGCAACGCTCATACCGTCTCCTCCTTGGCTTCAAGGACAGCCCTTCTAATGCCGCTGATGTAGCGGCCCATATTCACATCTAGCGCCGGACCAGCAGCAGTCGCCGCGCATGTCTGGTAAGCTGATTCGATCCAAGGATATACGACGCTTTCGCCGTGATCCTGAACATATCGAAACACAATCATCCCGGTTCTGCGATGCAAGTCATTGCACCCAGTCAGTCCGCACCAGAATTGCACCATGCTGCTTAACCTACGCTGACGAGCCTCGTTGGTTCTTGCGGCAAACTCTGCGGCCATCTCTTGCTCCCGCATTTCCTGCTCCATGCGGAGGCGGTCTGTCTCTGTCGGGGCAGCGTGCTCAATTAAAATGTCGGCCTTGCCTTGGTTGCACTCAACGCAACAGGTGACAAGGTTGCTCTCGTCGCTGGTTCCGCCCTTGGAAACAGGGATGACGTGATCGAGAACAAGCGCGATTTCGTCAGACTGCCGTCCGCAATAACGGCAGGTGAACTTGTCTCTGGCAAAGATGGAGAAGCGCAGCCTCTTGCCCGTGCTCTTTCTTTTAGCTTTGGCGCTCATGGTTAGCTCCTCCTCGCATCCCTCGGCCCAAACTTGTGGGCGAACACCGGCCACGGGCCAACCATCGTCCCACTGAAAATCACCGTAAGCCGCTCATGCGGACGCCACTTATGCCGATTGCGCACTTCACAGAGGCAGTCGCCAGCGTAGTCCTCCACCTTGATCCACATGCGGTTGGCGTTCTCGTTCTTGCCGCGCCCCGCCTCCTTCACCGCCACTGATGCCGAATACTCCTCAAACTTCTTAAAGCCAGCCACCGTATCGAACTTGCTCACTTCCGGTGCGGTCGTGTGCTCAGTCAATACATCCGATGCCTCAGAGGGGCCTTCTGGCGCAATTGCGGGGGCTTCTGGGGGCTGTTCGTTAGTAGATTCTGATACAGTCTTGGCAGGTTCTAGCTTTCGGCCGATGCGGCGCAGCTTGGCTAATAGGTCTTGGCTCATGGATTCGGGTCTATTCGGGTGGGTTTATGGGTGTGGGGGTTAGCTTTTAGTGAAAAATTTTTCGTCGTCGGTTGAATCTGGGTATGATGATCTAGAAGAAGGACGAACCCCCGCCCCCCCTCCATCAGTGGGGGGAGGGGGCGGTAGAAAACGGGCATCCTCTGGCTCAAAAACTGGCACACCATCCTCGCCAACAGTGACGGAACAGTCAGAAGCAGGCGGTTGTTCACCGCTTGCACCCTCTAGGGTGGGCGATTGTGTGCGATTGTGTTCTTTTGTGGCGCGCGTCTGGCCGGTGATACCCATTGCCGGGACAGTCTCCACAATCACAGCGTCCACCATATCAGACCATTCGTCCGCCGATGGGGCCTGCACATGCTCGATGCGTTGGGTCGCCTGACCCGAGGCCAACAAACCCTTTTCCATGGCAATCGACGCGGCAACCGTCTTCTCATGCGGCTTCATATGCTGCATGTCATCGAGCAGTTGGGCGGACAGCAGAGCGGAAAGGGTGGCGAAGTTCTTCCCGGCAATGTCTAGCGCGCGGGAAAGCAACTCGGGCCGGTTGCGGATGATCGCGGCAACGGTGTGGTGGCTTGTGTTATAGATCCGGCAAATTTCCGTGATCGGCATTCCGGCCGCGTGCGCTTGGCAAATCTTCTCTGCTTTCTCCTCGGGAACATGCAGTCCGGTGACATTCTGGATACGCACGGCGGGAACCTCTGCCGGTGCGATTGGCGCGCCAGCGGGGAAGCTGGTCTTGGCGTGCTTTCGCGGCTTGCCGGTGATGGTCTTAGGCATTAGGCGGCCGCGCGATTGTTCGCACCGGGGATCGGTTGAAGGTTTGCGTTATGGAATCGCGCAATCTCTGCGGACGAAATGAGGGTGCAGCGTAGCGTTGGACGCGAGACGCGGATCAGACCTTTGCGAACGTAGCGGTTCAACGTGTTTCGATGAATGCCTAGGCGTTTGCATGCCTCGGAAGGTCTGAACAGTTCCATATTGCTGCGATCTTGTGCGAATGTGTGCAACATGTCAACAGTCAATCTCAGGGAATGTGGGGCGATCACCCCATGTGATTTCCTTTGCCCTGTGCGTTGGTGTGTGGTCTTGTGCTTGTGTTATGAAAAAGCAGACAAAACAGGCGAATGATATTGCCATCAACACAAGGGTCTCGGAGGACATCCGGGCCGCCGTCGATCGGCTTTGCCGGTCTGAGGGGGTAGGGATGTCCGAGGCGGTGCGGGAAGCGGTTTCCGTATATCTCGCCCTTTACACGGCAGCGGGAAATCGGTTACTGAGTAGCCTAGAGCGGGACGCGATTCTTGCCCAAGTGCAAGCCATGTCCGGCCGCGTCCGCGAGGCAGTAGAGCAACCGGATTCCCGCCATTTACCGATGCAGCGGCGGGCGGCAGTGTATCAGAAAAAGGCTTAAACGACCGTTTGATCTTCGCCAAATTTACAGAGTAAAACGAAAAAAGATGACTCACGACGAACTTTTTTCCTTGTGCTTGTGTGCGAACGAGTGCAAGCTGTCCACGTTATGAATCACACACCACAAGACGGGCGCGGGGATTCCGCCGCGCGCATGCAGCAACTAGAGCAATTTTGCACCGGGGCAAGCGGGCTTCGTGTTCACGCTCTCCCATTCTTCGGGACAACGCTTGAGCGCGAATCTGCAAGCGGTCCCGAGTTTATCAAGGTCACATCCGAAGAAGCGGCGGAACTTTCCGCGCGTCATGGATTCACCATCTAACACCATGAACCACCTCGAAACCCTCGGCGAAATCCTCGCCATCCTTCTCATTCTCGCTATGGGCGCATTGCTCTTGGCACTGTAAGCACACAAACACAAACAAACACACACAAGGAGACACACAAATGAACAAGAAAATCTACAAGTTCAAGACGCCGCGATTCACTGTTGAGGTCCGCGCGTTTGAGGACAACGACATTGATATGTCGTTTGACGAGGACGGACGCATAGCGCGCGATCTTGAATCCGGCGAACTGGTTGCGTTTCAAGTTGAGGCGCGCGTCCTGTTCACTGGCGGATTCGGTTCCGACATTGAGTTGGGCGCAGATTACTTGGGCGGGTGCATATACGAATCGACAAGGGCATTCCGCGACAATGTCGGCTTGCGCAATTACGAGCGCAAGCTGTCGTCCGAATTGGGCAAACCCGCACACGTTGGAAGCTATTTCTCCGACATGGTGAGGGAGGCAATACGGCAGGCCCGCGAAAACATGGGACGCATCAGAGAATCTGCCAACAACTGACCCACCGACACCGCTTTCGCCCCGGCGAAGGCGGCACGGTGTGCCAACCGGCCACCAATCAACAACAACAAAACCAAAGGAGACACACACAATGACAACGACAACAGACACCACAGAAGCAAAACAGAAAGCGCTTGCGGCCGCTTTGGAATGCGAGCCGGAAGAGCTAACACTTGCACGGTTTGACCATTACGGGCTGACCGTCTTCGAACTAGGCAACCAAGAATACGCCATAGGCACAGACGAAGAGGCAGACGAAGCGGTTGACGAAAACATCCGGCAAAGCGTCTGGGCCTTCAATCCCTCGTTTATTCTCGGAGAGTGCGGGCTTCCGTTTGAGTTGGAAGACGCATTTCGTGCCTATCAAGAAAAGGAGTGCGAGGGCGCAAATGATGCGCTTCTGGCCTTGGTCGAAAAGTGCGCGGGCTTTGACAAGTTCGCGCTTCACGCTGTGCAAGCAGACGGGCGCGGGCATTTCCTTTCGTCTTATGACGGACAGGAACGCGAAGCGGGAGAGATGTTCTGGTATCGCATCAACTAAGGAGGCACACACAATGAAAATCAAAGTTCCAAAGGATTATCCGGTCAGACCATTAAAGCGCAACCAACCGGCAGAGGACCGCGCAACGTGCGGGACCTGTGGCCTGTCTTGGGATGATGCAATCATAACATCAATGACGCCAGCACCGGCCGCGCGTTGTCCGTTTGAGGAGTTCCACAATTACGCACCGCCAAAGCTGACCGCAAAACAGAAACGCGAAAACGCAGAGCGCGCCGGTCATGCTCGCCAAACCCTAGAAGCATACGCCGAGATTACCGACATGGGCGAAGACGACGAAACCATGCTCTGCGACATGCTCGCGGACATGATGCACCTTCTCGGGCGCGGAGCCGTAGAGGGGCGCATGTTCATGGCTGCCGAGCATTACGAAGCGGAAAGGAGGGGCGAAGAATGAGCATCCACAAAACCCACCTAATCCGCCAGACGGCCGCAGACTTCAACGCGGCGCACGACTATGATCTAGCGGCAGCCTTGGAGCTATCCGCCGCAGTCATCCGGCACGCGCACCTTGTCCAAGTGGCGAGGACGGAAGCCAAGGACCCGCAAATGATGCTCCCGATAGGCGGGGAGGCGTTTTTGCCATGAACACCGGCGACCACACACACGACCGGCCCATGGTCAACTGGTGCGCCTTCTGGCAGGTGGTGGCCGCCAAACGCACCGAACCCGGCCCGCCATGGTGGGCAGTGATGGCCGCGAGGATCAGGCAAATGATGACACACAAGAATCGCAACGCCGCTTGACGCCCGACACCGGCCTTTGTCCAATGGGGGCAGAGGCCGGAACGGACGGCAAACATGCTGACCCGGTGATGGCCGCACCATCGAAACAAAGGAGACACACAATGAAAAACGATACACCGCACACGCTGGATCATTTCAGCGCGCGCATGCGCTTCCCCGGTGGGCGCGTAACAAAATCATTCGGCGCATGGCTTGAGGAGTGCGAACGGCACGACTCTTGGCATGAGCTGCCCGAGGAACAACGCAAACCAACCTTGGCTAACGTGGCCGCGTTTCTTGATGACTACGCGGACTTTGAGCCGGTCCAGTGATGGCCGCCAATCCCATGAAACCCAAAGTCACCGAACTGCCCATCTTGGCAGCCGTTAAAAACAACTCGCTGGATTTCATGCGAGAACACTGTGACCCGCTGCTGATGTCGGCATACATGACCCTGCTGCCATTTACTGATGTGCTAACCAGCACCTCGGCAGGTCCGCAAAAAGACCAGAACGAGGAAAGCTATATCATCACAAGCTGCGATCTGTCTGCCGGCCACGGCGAGATCATCTTCAAGATATACGCTGACCGAGTGACCATGTGCATCATCTACCAAGCCAAGGACGGCGATCCGTTCTCGGATGGCGACGAGGAGATTACGCTGGAAGACCTGTGGGAAATCCTGCGCAACTGCCCGCGCCCGCCTCATTCGTTTGTCAGGAGGGCACAGTGATGGCCGCTACAACTAGGCAATACGTTAAGATCAGAGACCAAGGCAAGGGGGCCGTGTATCGCTACCTCGTCGAACTACTGTCTCCCGATGGTCCGAAGTGGATGATTGCATCCCAAGGCAGCCTGCACGGCAGCAAGGCCAAGGCGAAAGCCGAGGCCAAGCGCCTTGCTGGTATCTACCGCTGCGACATTGTGGAGGACTAAGAACACGCCGCTCACAAGGGAGGGGGCAAATCGTCCCCTCCCTTCAGCCGGCAAGTGATGGCCGCCGAGACCATGGAAACCAAGCAAGACCTAGTGCGACTGATGGAAGGGGCGATAGCCAAAGCCAAGCAGCGCAAGCAACGCCGGCCGATCTCGCACCCCACGACCAAGATGCGCATGAAGTGCCGCAACGCCCAAGGCGTCCGGTGATGGCCGCCCGATCCACCGAAAGCACACACCTTGACACCATCCGTGTGACAACAGCACACAAGTGCATATTTACAGAGTAATTCTGTAAGCCGCACAAAATGCACGGCCCTTTAGAAATCCGCTGCTCTATCCCCTGAGCTACGGGAGCAAGTTAATGATTACTCTATAATCTGACCCAGAATAATCCAGTTTGACCCACCTCGACCTGCACCCGAATGACACCCGACATGCACACTATTGACACCAAGGGGCAGACGGTTTAGCAATGGATTCGTTATGAATATTAAAAGTTTCCGCATAGAAGTCCCGAAGTATGGGCTAAGAGGCACAGTCTTTCAACGCCGGGGATACCTCTGGCTGCGTTACACGCATGAGAAGAAGATGCGGCGGGTCTCCCTCAAGACCAATGATCCCAAGTTCGCCAAGGCCAAGGGGCTGTCTTACCTCACTATCCTTGGGCAGCAGGGCGGGGCGCGACTTACCGAGCTGACCCACGGCCGCGACGAATCCCCGAACATCGGCAGCGTTGTCGAGCATTACCGGCTACGGAGCGACTGCCCGAGCAAAGAGGAAAACATTCGCTGCCTTCTGCGAGTCATCGCCCGAGCCAAGGGCATCGCCCCCTTCCGAGAGCACCCCATGATTAAGGGGCGGGCCATCGCCATGACGGATGCCGAAGTCGCCAAAGTGATGGCCGTTCGCTCCACCGAACTGAACGACAAACTGGTGCGCGAATACCTTACCAACTGCGGAACCAGCGCCTACACGGCCGGCAGCACCCTCGCCAGTGCCAAGAGCGTCTTCGCCGACAGCAACGACTGGATCGACTTCAAACTACCCGACATCACCTCCTTCCGCGCGGCCAGCAAGCAGGCCAAGCAGAAATACAACCCGACCAGCTTCCAACACATCCCCAAGGACAAGCTGGCCGACATGGAGCGCGACAGCCGGGGCATGGCAGAGGTCCGCCGTGCCTTTATCTGCTGTCGCTACATGGGCATGACGCCCAAGGAAGTCAGCTATGCCCGCAAGTCGTGGATCGAGGACCGCCCCGAAGGCAAGACCATGTGCATCCGCGAGCGCCCCGATGAGGAGTTCACCCTAAAGACGGGGGGATGCCGCGAGCGCGACATTACCTTGGCGCCATGGATGGCCGACTATCTGCTGGCTGCCGAAGACTACATGATCCCGCTCGGCACAGAGTTCCTTCGCTACAACTTCATGCTTCGCAACTTCAACACATGGCTGCGGCAATACATCCCGAACCGCAAGGGAGCGGCCTACGAGCTACGCAAGCAAGCCGGCAGCGACTGGCTGGAGGCGACGGGGTCACTCGTCCAAGTGCAATATCTTTTGGGGCACTCGTCCTATGTAACAACGCAACGCTGGTATGCCACATGGCAACGTGCCGTAGTCGTGCCAGAAAAATTCCAACAAGAACCAACAATATGAAACTGCTAACCATAACACTCGCAGCCGCCATGGTGATGGCCGCCACGGGCTGCGAAACGAAACAGGCAAAGGCCGCAAGGATGGACGCCCAAGGAATGGTTCGCACACAAGACGGCAAGTGGGTCCCGAAAGGCACGCGCTTCTTCGGGTCCGGTCATCCTTGGGTTATGGAGAACGGCAGTCCCGCGCCGGCAGTGTTTGACCCGACCGTCTTTAATCAAGCCATGGCTCAGAACATGGGCGGCGGGGCCGCAGCACCGGCGCCGATCATCGTGACGGGACCGGGATCACCACCGATCACCACGGCAAGCCAAGTTGGCGGCACAACGGTTATCTCCACCATCGGCAGCCGCGCACCGATTGGCGCACCTGTTTACAGTCCGCCGGCATACGGCTATTATGGCTACTGACTTTGTCCAAGTGTGTCTCCTAACCACTAGGACGAGTCCCGCGAGTGCGGGGCTGGGCCGTCTCGGGAAACCGGGGCGGCCCTAATTTTGTGGCACTGCGTAGCTTTGGAACGGCATCCCGGTCGGCGGGGTGCGGCCAAGCTCGCTGCGCTGGAGAAGGCGGCGAAGGGAAAGCTGTTGACGGGTTAGACGCTCCGCGCTTCCGCCCAAGACCAATGACTTGGTGGCGGCATGCACATCGGTCAATTCCTTGGCCAGTAACTCAACCTTCGTGGCGTCCGGTAGGCGCGCGAACCGAGGGCTGGCCATGTATCGGGAGTAGCGGGCCATCGTATAGTTGCCGACATAGAACTGGTATGCGCTGATCTGCTCGTTGGTTAGCTCGTAGCGCTTGCCATTGAGATCCACTGTTCTTTCCGTGCTGCGCGGAGCAATGCTCTCTGCCCCGGTCGCGTCGATCAGTCGCTGCGCTTCCGACAGGACGGGGTCTTTCTTTACCCGCGTCACCATGGCCGGGTTGAGGAGGATGTTCATTAGCGAGTTGCCGCCATACTGATACCTTTCCTGCGCTTGCCCCATGATGTCGAAGCGCGGGGGGAATGACTCGCTCAAGAACGGGATCTGCGTGGCGATCTGCGCAAAGGCCCGCTGCGTGTTGTCGCCCGCCCTTGTTTCTCGCATGGTGTTGTCGCGCCATTGGGCGCCTTGACGCACAAGCTGCGGAACAAACATAGACGGGACGCCTAGCACGGTGTCGTAAAGCGCCTCGACGTAGTTGTTCTTGCTGTAATTGTAAGACTTCATAAACGAGCCAAGACCGCCCAACAGCGGTTGCTCGCTCAGGGTTTTGGTTCCCGCCATGATTGCGTTGAGAGTCTTTGAGGCGTCCTTGGTCATGCCGCCTTCCCTCGCAGCCTTGCGCCCCGCCGCCTTCTCCCCATAGAAAACGTCAGCTCCAGCGGCGAGGGTGATTGCGGTGGGTTGCACCCAGTCGTAAGAAACAATGGTGTCGCCCTCTTGCGGCTCCTGCCGGTTGCGCCAATCGCCCGTAAGCAGCGCCCTCTTGAGCGCCGTCACGTTCATGCGGTATGAGCCAAGCCCCGATGCCCGCCGCATTGCCTCTAGGTCTTTGTCATCCTCTTGCAGACTGGTGATGATGCCGAGGTCGGCCAGCCAATACCCCAAGGCGTAAAAACCAGCGGACCCGATGGCCGCTTGCGTGAAGTCCTTGTTGAACTTGGCTTGATTAAACTCGGCGCCGAAAAGCCCAGCTCGTCCGGCTTCCGCCATGGCCTTGATGAAGCCAACCGGAGACCAATCAACGACACCCTTTTTCAGAATGGAACCGGGAACTTGGGTAAAAGGAAGCATAGCTGTCCCGACGCCGAACTCCTTGTGCAAGTTCAGCTCGCGGCGAATGCCCCCCAACAGCTTGCTCACACGGTTGGGGTCTTGGTAGATGGCATACATCGCGTCGGCCACGGCAGCCTCATACATGTCGGGGGTGATCTGTCCGCCCCACTCGCCGTTCTGTTTGGCTGCCGCCTCTTGCTGTGCCAGCGAAGCCTTGAACTGCGACATGTAGAACGCACGGTCGGGAGCGCCCAGAGCCACGGAAAGCGTGGACTCAAACATCTGCATGAATTTGCTGGAAAACATGCGCCGTCCGACATCCTTCACATCAACAAGTTCCCACTTGTTCTGCGTGGTGAGCTTGGACAACACGCGGAGGTGGCTCAATGCCGCCCGCGAGTTTTGTAGCACATTGGCCTGCGGGTTCTGCTTCTTGTTCCAGTCATAACCTTTTTTGAGGTCAGAGACGGGCGCCGACAGCCCCTTCAAGCGTGAAAGGGCGCCCAGCCCAGAGGATGTGCTCTTGTTGTCGCCGCGAACAATGCTCGTCAGCGGGTCCACCACATAGCCAATGGCCGCGTCCCGCCCCGCGTTGGCGATCCATTGCACCGTGTTGCCGCCGATGTTCCGAATCCAAGTCTTTGGGGCGAATAGCATGGTAAGATAGCTGGTCGCGCGCATCTTTCCAAAAACGTCATTGGGAACGAGGCTGGCAATTTCCTCATACATTTTGGCGCCGATCACCATTTGGATGTCGGGGTCCGTGGCCTTCTGGTATTGCGCGGCGTAATCCTTTAGCTTCGCCGCAACCTCTGGCGTTAGCGTCGGGATGCTCTTGGACTGCGAGACGCGAGAGACAAACTCAGAGTCCGTCATGTCGCCGGCTTTAAGCCTGTCTTGCAACATGCTGATAGCCTTCTTGTTGCTGGCTTGAGGCGCCAGCGTGGCCGCCAATTCGCGCCGCCCCGCAGCCATCGAGGAATAAAAGCCGTCCGTAAGATTCTTAGCCAGCGACTGTGACTCGCTTTTGGAGATGCCAGCACCCACAAACATTTCCAAGACGGAAGCCTTGGCCATGTCGCGGTTGTCGGCCTTGAGCAACACGTCGCGCGCCCCAACAAGCAGGGCCTCCGCTGCCGTCTTGTCGCCAATGCGGCGACCCACGCGGGCCTTGATTGTCTCGCCGCCATAGGGAGTCTCGCCAATGGCCTTGTTGGCAAAGTCTGTCCGCATGTTGCCAAGCTGCCCGCGCACCCCTTGCACTGCCTGTTGGTCGGCGAGGATTTGCTTCTGCCTGTCTTCGGGCAATGATCCGATATACTTGCCGATCTGCTTTTGCGCAAAGACGGTGATGCCTTCCGGCGTCATACGCGGAAGCAACTGGTAAATGCTGATGGCTTGACCGGCAGACGTTCCGATCTCGCTCAAATCCATGACAAGCGCTGCCTGCTTGTCGTGTTCGCCGAGCGCGCCCAGTTTGCCGGCCGCCTCCATGCCTATGGCAATGTCCACGGGCGAGGGGAGAACTTTCGTCTGCACGAACTCACGGATGCGCGTCTGTGCGGCGTCAATCCCGTTAGTGTTCACCCAATCCTTGGCCGCCTGAACTGCCTGCGGGAAAGTGTAAGAGCCATAGAAGCTGCCAAGCTGTTCCTTGGCTGCCGGCGTAATGGCGTCTGACTCCATGGCCTTCTGTTCAAAGGTGCGCGGCTTGGCTTCGCCGCCTTCTGGCAGGGGCGACGGCTCGGGAATGTTGCCGCTGCGGTCTAGTGGGGTTGAGGTTGGGGCGGGAGATTCTGCGGCTGGCTGCTCCACAGGCGCCCCCGTTGCCGGAATGTTTATGCCGGGTTGCGTCAACTCCACGTCCACGGGGGCGGCCGGTTGCGGCATTCCGCGACTCTCTGCTTGCTGCAACCTTGTGCCGATAGCGACCTCTGCCATGCCGGGAGCAATCTCTCCGACGCCTTCGGCAATGATGGCTCGGCCGCTGGTGATCTGGCCCTCTTGGTTAAGCTGTCCAGTGGCCTCGCCACCCATGCCAAGCAGCGACTGGAACGCTGTCTCGATGGCGCCACGGCCGATCTTTTTCATAACGCTAACCGGCTTTTGCCCAAGCAAGCGACCGCCGAGCAACATGCTTCCGGCATCAAAAAGGGCAACGGGAATAGCCTTCTTGTCGGCGAACTCCCGTGCCACTTGCATCCTTTCGGGATCTTGCAGGGCGGCAGACAGTGCTTGCGGATCGTTCATGGGAACGCCCGCTTCCTCCAGCGAGCGAAGGATGCCATCACTGGCCTCCAATGCGCGGCTGGCCGAGAATGCGGCTTGGGTCAATCCTGCCCGTGCCCCGACTGCTGCGCCGGGGATCGCGCCGATGCCAGCAACGGGGGCGCCCGCTGCCGTTCCGGCCGCCGTGCCAACGATGAGGCTGGCCGGTCCCTTGTCGATCATCTGCTCGCCAAAAGAAACGAGCGATTCCGTGAGCAATTCGCCCATCACCGAGACGGGATTGCTGACAAACGCATTCCAGCTTTCGGCCGGGGTCAGTTCGTCATTCATCGCCGCCATATATTCGGGCGATGGCAGGACTTCCCGCATGGCAGACTGGAGTTCTATGACCCGGTTTGCATCGGGTTGCTCCTGCGAAAGCTCCGTGGCAAGACGGCTTTGGAGATAGCCGCGCCTTCCCGCGTTGGAGATATTGCCCAGCGTGCTAATGACTACATTGTCACGTTCAACATCGGGCGCATCCGCGACAAACCCCACACCGAAGTCGTCGTCTGGAACGAAATCAATCGGGGCCGCGTCCAATGGATCGGGAGATCCGGTGGCTGCGGTGTCGTCTGGGATGAAATCGACAACCATGTTAAGGCGCCAACTGGAATCCTTGTTTTACTGCTTGGTCAACTTGGTTGGACGGAATGATGCCCGTCTTGCCGTCTGGTGACACAACGCGAACAAACCGAGCCTGCTGCGGGGCTTGCGGTGACGGTGCTGGAGCAGCAGATGGCGCGGGGGATGGCGCGGGCGTTTGCTGCGGAGTCGCCTGTCCCGGCGTGTAGGTGCCAAGCGGTGCGGCGTCTTCGCCGAGGTCAATTCCTGCGGCATATCCTTTCACTTGCTGCCCGGTGCGCGGATCAATGATGGGCGCGGCGTTTGTCGCGTTTGCCATCGTGAACATTCCCTGCTGAGTGTTCAGCGTCTTCGGCTCAACAACCATCGGCTCACCGTTAGGCTTGATAAGCACGTCGATCACGCGCCCCTCGGGATTGGTGATGGACATGAACTTAGGCTCGGATTGCGGACTAGCAGACAAAGCCTGCATCCGCATGTCGTTAAACTTCTTGGCTTGGTCGGCAATGAACTTGAACTCAGGCGAGTCGGTGCGCATCCGCACGCCGCGCACTCCCATGACTTCGTTGGCGAACCGCCGAAGATCATACATCATCGGCGCGTTTGTGTTGGTTAGTGCGTCCATGTTTAGAAATCAAAGATGTCGGACTCTGCGCCCGGTGCCCCGCCGCCACGGCTCGCGTAAAGCCCGCTCATGGCTTCGGCATAATCCTTGTAGCCCTGTTTCTTTTGCAGCGCTTGGAACATCGGCGAGGCAATCGCTTGGAAGATGAACGGGCGCACGTTTTCATCGAGTTGGTTGTAGTTGTTGAGAAATCCTTTGGGCAAAGCGCCAGCATCGGCCATCACACCAACCGCAGAGTCCATACCCTTGAGCATGTCCTTCTTGTCTTTGTATTTGCCGTAGATCCCGCCGATGGCGGAAAGCGCCCCGCCAATATCTTGGCCAAGCTGGTTATACATATTGGCCTGCGTGTTGGCTGATGCGATCTGGCCGGCGGCGGTGATCTCTCCGCTGCGGTCAGCGACTTGCGGTGAATAGCTAAACATGGTGTTGTTCTCCTTCTCTTTTGGTGGTTAAGCCGCTACGCGGCCGTCGATGATTCGTGTTATTGGCCGGCCGGACACGTTCTGCGAACGATGCTCAAAGCCCTGCGCTGAGTTGGCGTGATCCTCGTAAGGAAGATGCGCCGAGATGTTGTTGACTTGCGCGTTCAGCTTGGGGCACCAGACCGTGTCGGTCTCGGCACGACTGATGCAGCGGGTGCAGACATGCGGGTAGTCGGCGTTGCGCGACTTGTCGGCGAGGTGACTCCAAGATCCGGTGTCGTCCCGGCTGTAGCGTGTCTCATCATTCGGGATGCCCTCTGCCTCTAGGTATCGCCAGACATCCTCATCGCTCCAGTCCCGCATGAGGTAGAGCTGCGTTGGTGCGTCAGCGATGCGTTGAGCGTCAACAGACAAGGGGAGCACCCCTTTGATTGGGTCAACATCGGCCGACTTCTGGCCATGAAAGCAGGCGTCCCAAGGCCAAGCAAAGGCGCCCAGAGGACGTTGCAAGGCGTCCAGACCGCAGCGCCATGGCTTGCCATCAACCGGGGGCTGCGAGCCTATCGAGATGATGAGCGCCGTCTGCTGCCCCCATTGCTGATACTTTAAGAAGTCGATCTGATGCTTGCCGTCCGGCGATGTCCCGTCAGTCAGGGCGACCCGGCTGGGCGGGTAATCATGCACATCGAGATCCCATGCGCGGGTCAGTGCGTCCGCCAATTCATAGCGGTCACGGAACCAAGGGTCGCGGTATTGCACGCATGGCAACTTCACGCCGACCTTGTGCAGCAGAATATGCAGCATGGCGTTGCTGTCCTTGCCGCCGCTCCATAGCACGCACGGGGCGCTGAACTCATTGAGCCAGCGTTCCGCCTTGCGGCAAGTGTCTGCGACAAGTTTGTCCATGTTAGAGTGCCAACCCGACTCCGGTGAGGGCACCGCCGCCGATCCCGCCAAACATCCCCATCATGCCCGCATTCTGCGAGGCACCGGCCTGCATCCCGGCAGCCTGCAAGGCGGCGTTATTGTTAAGCACCGAGTTGTATCGGGAAGCTGCCATGTTGGTATTGAAGCTGGCCACGTTGCCCGCCTGTTGCAGCGAGCCGCCGAAGATGCTGTTCACCTGTCCGGTCGTGGTTGAAAGCGTGCTCTGCCCCAGTCCAAACGCTGGCCCAATAGCCTGCCGGAACGGATCAAGGTCGCCATAAGCCCCAGCCAATCCAACCCGCCGCTGTCTGCGCGCAAGGTCCATCTGATTGACGCCAGCAGCAAATCCACGGCGGGCATCTTCGGTCCCAAGGAAATACTGCTCGGCATCTTGAGCTGCGCCCCTGCGCGCCATCGTGCCTTGGCGAGCATACTGCTCCGCGCCAACGGCGAACTGGCGGCGCTCCGCTTCGCGTTGGCGGCCGAAGGAGTCACGATTGAGGATTTCGGCGGCGGTGCTGCCAAGGCCGGTTGCCAACCCTCTCGCAGCAAATGCGCCGCGAGCCGACTGCGTAGCGTCTCGCATCTCTTCGGCCGACAGCGAGCGTCCGAGTGCCAACTCGCGTTCCGCGTCCGTCAGGAGCTTCGACTCAATGGCAGTCGCGCCAGCGGCCAAGTCTCTTTGGGCGTCATCGCGCAGTTGCCGCTGGATGGCCGTCGGACCGGCCCGCAGATCGCCAAGTCCGCGTTTTTGCAGCTCGGCCTCGATGGCATTGGGCGCGGACGCCGCTTGCAGCTCCTCGCCGATGACTCCGCGTGTGCGCTTCAGGTATTCGTTGTCTAGCTTTCCAGCAAGTTGATCGGCGGTAGCGAATTGCAGCTTGGTGTATTCGGGATACAACCGCTTAATCATCGCCTCCTGCTCGGCGCTCTGTGCCTTGGCCACGCGAATGCTCGCCTCAGCCATTTTGTCGTAATCAATTGGTGCTGGCGCCGCTGGCAACGGTTGCGGCGCTGGCATGCTTGGTGATCCTCCCATATAATTATCCTCCTGTTTTGTTAATTAGTTTGTCGTAATAGTATACTCGCGGCTCAAGGCTCCCTCTGCGGCACCAAGCCACAAAGGTCTGCGGATGCGGCGCCACGCGCATGCACTCCCGCACAGGGTTTGTGCCAGCAGCGCCAGCAGCCAGAGTGACGAACCAGCAGTTAGGCTCGCCGCTTTCAAATTGTTGCTCCTCCGCATTCCACCGGCACGCTTTGGCCAGCATAAAGCAGGATGGAGAGTTCCACACATAGCCCGCCGACAGATGCTCGCCGACCGCTTCCCAGAAGTCTTGTGTCGAGTGCTCGTCCCACCAGTGTTTTGCGCGTTGCCATGGCGTCATTAAAGTGCCGCAACCATTCTTCCTCCGTCTGCATCCATAACAATATCCCTTTCTTCTTCGTAGCTGCCTTCTGGTAATGGGTTTTTTGCCACAATAGCGCCATCGTTGCTAGGCTCGTAACAATAGTCCCAAGGTCCAATGTTAATGAGGGTTCCGTCTTTATCGAATATGCATGTTGTTTTCATAATCTATTTTGCAGTCCATCCAGTGTTACCGCTGCCGCTTGTTTTTACATACATGGTGGTTGATGCTCCTCCGCTCCTGTTGAGATAAATACTTCCAATGACGGCAGACACGTTTCCCTCTGGAGAACCCGTTCCAGACGTGAAACGAAGCAACGGGCCTGTTGAGCCGTTCGTTCTCAGCTCTCCGTCACCTGTTGAAACGTGCGCTGGCGTTGTGCTCGAACCTCCGTTGACATCAAGAAGTGCAAGGCGCGTGCCGTTAGACCTTGCCCATACCCTGAAAGCGGAATACTCGGAGTCGTTGGTGCCATTGAGCCAGCGCGACTCAATCTCCGCAGCCACACGCTCTTCCTTCGTGGTTGTCCATCCTTGGAACATCAGGCTTCCGAGTGTGGCCGCGCCATCTTGAGCATAGTCTCGGTTGTAATCTGTCCGGCTTCGCTGAAGCACAATGCCAGCAGGGGTTGTCGATTCTTGGCCTGAGATTGGCGTGCTATTTGTAAACACGCTCCAGTTCCTGTTTTTTGTTCCGCCTTTGGCGTCCGCGTCAGTAAGCAATAGCGTTCTGTTTGGGTCATCGACCGGAACAAAGGAAGTGCCCCACGACTTCTGCCCTTGGTCAAAACTGTTGCCGGTCACAGTGTTGGCGTTGGCTTCGGTCGCAAGGTTCTTAATCCCAATGCCGCCATGATTGAATATGTTGCCAGTAATGATGCAACCTTGGCTGGTTGCACCAAGAATCACGCCGCACGACGCATCGTCGAGCGACCGGAACGCCCCCGTTTGTTTGAATTGATTGGCCGCAACCGTGACGTTTGAAGCGAAATCAAGAAATATCCCAGCGGCCAGCGCCACTGTTCTTTGCGATGTGACAACCTTTATGTTGTCGGTGCCAAGAGCAGGGGCAGAGACAAATGTTATTGTCACTGTGTTTGCCGTGCTGTTTTGTGAGACGGTGTAGTGTGTTGTCTCTGTCTGCAAAACATCGCCAACGTAAACGTGAATGGTTTTTACGGGTGGATTGTAATTGGCAACAAAAGCAGTTTGAGATCCATTTCCGCTAAACAGAGTGACATTCTCCGAAGCAGGATAAATGTAGCTGCCAGTAAGGATTGCCTCTTGAGCATAGCTGACGCGAATGCCGTAGTTGTTTGCGTTGATGTGGTTGTTTAAGCAGTGAAACCCGACTTCATAAAGGCCGGGTCCGGTATTGTAATTCGGGGCGTTTCTGTGGTCTTGCCACACGCCGGTAAACGGCCCGACAACCCAACAGCGCGTGACTAGCCCTCCCTCAAACTGCCTGCCTGACGTGACTGTTGTGTTCGCATGAATGCCGACATCATACCCTCCTCCAACGAAAACGTGGTCGGCGCGATACTCGTAGCAATCGGTGAACTTGAGTCCCGAGTAATTGTTGGATGTCGGTTCGTCAGGGCGACGGCATGTTGTGATATAGCAGTTCTGAATAACCGGCCGCCGCACAAACTGGAAAACTATACCGTTCAGCCAATTCCCAGTTAAAAACTGCTGCGCTGAATTTATGGCGTCGCCGCCAATAACCACGTTCTCAACAAATGCGCTGTAGCCGGGTTTGCTTCCCCATCCGCTTGAACCCGGCGTTTGAGAAGAGCGAATAAGCAGCGCAGTTCCGTTATTTGTGGCATAGTCCTTGTTGATGCTGCTGGTAATGCGCAGGTCGCGCACCGACATGATCTCTTGGTTGGCGTTGCCAACAATCTCCAGAACGCCAACAGTATTGTTTGGCGCGCACAGGAGCTGCGTCTCAACCTGTCCAGACCCTTGAATGGTGATTCCATTTTCATAATTGGCATTCGGAATGTTTGCGGTGATTCGGGTGCCAATCAGAAATCTCCCCGGCGGGAAGAACACAGTTTGGGCTGAATGGGGCTTTGCCAATGCCGCATTGACTGCCGCTTGAATCGCCGCGGAATCGTCAGTTGTTCCGTTTCCTGTTGCTCCGAAGTCTTTGACATTGACAACGTCTCCGAATCGCTCGGCCAAAGAGCGGGCAGCGCTGCCTCCTGTAGCAGTGATGCTACCAATCTTGGCCTGAGTCACCGCGCCGTCCGCAAGGTCAGCGGCTTGAATGTTGGTGATAGTCGATGAGTTGACCATCTGATTGAGCTTTGCCGGTGTGACGATTTCACCAGATGTCCATGAGTATCCTGTTGTTGCTGTTGCCATAATTAAGCTGCGTGTCTGGTCTCAGTGTTGGGCAGGCCAGAGGCGGTGCCCTCAACGGAGACGTTGCGGATTTCTGGCCGGTTGGCCGTGGTTTCAAATTCCAGCTCGACGTAATGCGCCTTGCTGCGAATTGGGTTCTTTAAGGTGTAGTCTTCGGCAAGGCCGGAGGTGTTGGTCTGGCCGGGCACCAAGGTTGTCAGCGTGTCGGGGTTGACCGTGGCAGCGCGGACGGTGACGGATGCTTGGTTCGGCAGATAAACGTCGGCTAGTGATCGCAGGAAACGCTTGTTGTGCATGTTGCCAAAGCCGTAACGGCGCGTGCGGATGCGCCCCGGCACCGGCTCAATCACATTGGCCGCTTCGTCGGGCATCTGGTCGCCTTCTTCCAACTCGTCGAGCATCATCAGCTTGCCAGCACGATTGCTGACAAAGACGCGGCGCTCACCACCGGCGTCTGCCACGGTAAAGTTTTCAACGCCAAAGCCCATCAAGTCTTTGCTTTCCCACTGCTCGTTGAGCTGACTGTAGACAAACATGGTGTTGACACCCGAGTCTCCGCGCAGCGGGACGGCAATGTAGTAGCGATTGTTGTGGTAAAGACCGACCGACTTGTAGGCCAGCGTGGCATTGATGCGGTCAAAGTCGTCGCTGATCGAATCGCTGAGAGGTTTGGTGTCGCCGCGCAGTTTGAGGTCGAGCTTGGCGTCGAGGCGGTGAACGCCGGAGTCGGAAAGGAAATACACAAAGTTGCCAGCCGTCTGGATCGTTCGACGCGCCGAGCAGCCGATCTCGTCGGTCAGCATGGTGAGCTTGCTGACTGGTGTGTCGATGGAGAAGTCGCCGCCGTCCGTGCTGGCAAACTGGTTGACCTCGGCAAGCCAGATCGACTTGCGGCAAAACACCAAGAACGTGCCATCCACCCAAGGATGCACGGCGATAACGCGGTCGCTGCCGCCCACGCCGATGCGGAATGATTGCCAGTAGGGGTCAAAAGTGTCGGGATCTAGGATGTCGGAAAGCATCAAGTTCTGCCGACCATCCGGCACGATGAGGCGGTTGTTGATGTAGTGCGCCCATGGTGCCGAGCGCATGCGCCGGTAGGTAATGCCAACATCAGGGATGCCCGCCGTGGTGCGGACGAATCCGGTGGCGGGATCGCCGCTCCAGTAAATAGGGGGCTTCACACGGCGGACGCGAATGCCCGCCACATTGCATCCGGTATCGACCACCCCGCTCGGAACCGTAATGGTGAAGGAGTCCGTGGATGCAGTGACAACATCGTATTCGTGGCCGTTGAACGCCTCTTTTGCCGCCCCTTCGATGCGGACGCGCATGCCAGCGGTGTATCCATGGCCGGTGACATTCACGGTCGCCGTGGTCGCGCTCACCGTAATTCCCGAGGCATTGGTATACTGCGTTTCCCATCCCGGTAGCGTGGTGTCCGCCTCTCGCAGCAAATACATCCGGTCGAACGCCTGCACCATTTCGACGTTGTCGGTGTCCTCGATGATCTCATCGGGGCTTGTCGGATAGCTCAAGACCGTTGGCAATGTGCTGACGATGATTGTCTCGTTGTCGTTAGTGACCAAATCATTCTCAGCAATGTTGTTGCCGTCCTCGTCCACGCCGACAATGCCGCGAGACCAAGCGGCCGAGCTGAAGATGCGGTCATCGCTCAAATACGTCCACGCCTTGTCGCCTCCAGCCAAGACGATGACCTCCATGCTATTGGTGTCGTCGGGCGACCGCATGACGGCACTTGTGAAGACGCCGCCACTATACGACGAGCGGACAATCGGGGCGTCGGGCGATGGACTAAGAACGAACGGCACGGTCAGCGGCACCTGCCCCGCATTGATCTCGTCGGCCATGCGCTTGGCTCCCTTTCGCGTCACGGCCACGCCTCGGTCGAGGCGCATATTCTCGCTCACTTGCAAAATGCCAGCGGGCAGCGTCACGGGATTCAACCGGCTGGCGTAGCCGATGAATCCTGCGTCGCCGTCGCGGACAGTCTGTGAGTCGAGGGCCATGCGTTAAGAGCTAGTGACAGCCTCCCACGCGGAGCCGTTGTAGAAATTGAGCTTGTTGGTTGTCGTGTTGTAGACCATGAGACCGGCCGGTGGTGTGGATATGGCGTCTCGCTGGGCGCCCGTCATGCGCGGCGGGAGGAATCCCTTGGTCGTGCTGGACACGTCGAGCAGCGCGGCTGCATTGGCCGTGGTTCCAATACCGACATTGCCTGCACTGTCGATGCGCATGCGTTCGGTGGTTGCATTGGCTCCGTCAGCGGTGGTTGCCAGCAGAATTGCTCCCGGCATGTCGTCCACACCGGGCGTTCCGTCTGCCACAAAATTGATCGCGGCCGCTGCCACAAATTTTACACCATCGGAGCCAGATGCGCGGATTGACCCGAGGTTGTCTGACGGGCCGACGATTGTGTGGGTTCCTATCGTGTTTGTTTTGCTCCGAGCGAACTCCAACATCGGGCGCCGTGTTCCGGTTGAAGAGAAAAATGCAAATGCAGTTAGGCCGCTGCTTGCTGTGTCCGATCCAACGCATTGAAAGGTTGGCGTGCCTTGGCTTGTGTCGATGATTGCCGTGTGACCTCGCACCACCGATCCTCCAGCATTTACCACAAATGGCGTTGCGTCTGGGTTTGTTGAGTCTTCAATGACAAGCGCATTCGCAGTGCCCGTCTGAGTTACGCGGAGAGCGGCGTTCGTATTGTCGGTTCCGCTAATCACGCTGCCTGCTCCGGCCGCAATAGGGCCGCACGTCAGGGCGCCTGCCGATAGATTCAACGGCGTGTCGCCTGCGCCGGAGGCAATAAGACCGACCTCCTGCAAGCTGTCGAGCAAATCGGCGGTGACGGCCGGTTGATCGACCGGCGTTGCGTTCCAGAATCCAAGGAGCTGGTTGGCGTTGGTCCCAATCTTGGTGCCGTTTGAGGAATCCAGCGGATTGTTTTTCTGTGCGCGTATACAGTCACCTTTAAGGTTTCCGGCCGTGATTTTCTTGGTCACGCCCGCGTCAGAAATAAGCAAAGTGTCTGCCGAGTCATCCGGCGTGGCGGCGAGGGCGGTGAGTTGGTCGATTGTTTTGGCCATGTTAAATGATGTCTTTTCTTGGGTGTGTTAAAACGTAGCTGACGGTTTTGGCGTTGTTTCTTTTCATCTCTGATTCAACAAGGGAGATGAAGGCTGGCCACTGGGAGGGCGGCAGGGTCTGGCATCCTTCGCTGTTGGTGCGGTTGATTCCGCCGCGATGGATATTGATGCCGAAGAAGCCGGTCTCTTCCTTGCCGCCGTCGCGTTGGACGGTGACCGCATCGCCCTGCACCAGAGCTTTGTAAGGGTTGCCGCTCCGAGTGCCGTGCTTGCCCAGTCGGTAGCGGTAGACTCCTGACTTGAGGGATGCGTAGCCTTTGCCGACCTTGGGATTCTTTCCCCTGCGGGCCGGATCGACGTTGGCGTTGAAGGCGGCGTGGACATTGGGCGAAACAAGGATGATGGCGTCGTCGTAGATGCCTCGGTCGTTCTTGCCAGTCGCGCCCATTGAGTCGCGGTAGTAGCCACGAATGCCGACCAAGCACACCGGATCGCTGACGTTGGCAGCGCGGAGCTGCTTCAGCGTCTCGTCGCGCTTTTGTTGTGGTCGGCTCTTGGGGATCACTTGGTTGGCTCTTTGACAGTTTTAGGGTCGAACGTGACGGTGGCCTGCTGCTTCAAGAAGTCATAGCCGACCGTTACGCACCCACCCGCAAGAGCAGCCCAGCTCACGGCGAGGATCACAACTGCAACTAGCTTTGTGACGCGGGCGCTCATGGAGTCAGAGGCGGGCGTTGTTGTCTTTGGCAACGATCAAGCCCCAACCGGCGAGCAGGCTCGCGGCGATGAGGCCGAGGTCGGGGATGCTGCCGTTGGCGAGGAACTCGCGGCCAGCGGTGCTAAGACTTGCGATGATTGTGAGCACTCCGAGGAGTGAGGTTTTCCAGTTTCTCATTTCTTTAGTTCTTTCTGTTTCTTTCTGATGTCGTGAAGGACGCTGATGAGCGTGGCCAGTCCGACCAAAATTCCTATAATTAGTCCGCCTATACGGAGGGTTGCTTCCAAGTGTGGCAACATGCTGAACACTGAGGAGCCGATGGACGTGGCCGTGCCGATGACGCCTTTTTCCGTCGTGCTGAAGTTATGATGAAAATACGACAGGCTCATCGTCCGGCTCCTCACTATTTGCGGTAAGCGATCACCGTGCCGCTGTGCAGCTTGATGGCACTGAAGAAGCCGTCGAGGGTCGTGCCCGCCTTGATGAGCGCGGCGCTGGCCTCGGTGGCGTTCGCGGCGCCGGTCAGGTTGCCGGTCAGCGTGTGGAACTTGGTGTCGGTCATCACGTCGATGGAAACGATGTCAGCGGTGACGGTGTTGGTGTCGCCGATGAATTGGCTGCCGGACGTGCGGTTGGTGATGCGGGTATTCGGGTGCATAATTTAGTATTGGTTGACGCGAGCCGTCCACATGGAGGGTTGGCCCTGTTGGAAATAATACTTGTCGCGCTGGCTGATCAGCTCGGACTCGGCGAGCTGTTCCATGGCGAGTGCCTTGTCGAGCTGGCCGTCTTCGGTTTGCAGATCGGAGGTGAGCAGGTAGCCGACTGCTTTTGCGATGACAGCGGGCACTGTCGCGGAGAGGTTGCTTGCTGAGTATTCGGTCGGGCGGATGCGGTAGTTGACCCAGACGCTAGTTGGCAGGTCGGTGTCTTCGGGGAAGCGAATGGCATCTCCGAGGAGCGTATAGCCAATGGCGCGGGGCGCGGCGTGGGTTGCAGGGTTGTCTCTTAGGACGCCAAAGACCTCGCCCATGGCGGTCTGGCCGCTCTGCTCGTAGTCGATGTAATAGCCGTTCGTGGCATCGCCCTGCACGGTGCGGCTTTCGACGCGCATAAGCTCCGGCCAGTCGGCCCACTCCCAGCAGTCGGCGATGCGTTCGTTGGCGGCGGCGGTCATCATGGTTCTTGCGCCGGATGGGATGGCGTCGATGGTGCTGGCGTCGTTGCCGACACGTTGCCATGCGCGGAGGAGGATGGATTGTAAGGTGACGGTGCGCATTAGCTGTTGAGTGCGTTCATGGCCGACTGCACGGCGGCTTCAAAGGTGACGCTGGGATTCGGCCAGTCGTTGCGCGGCGCCGGATTGGCGGCGAACATGGCGAGGATCTGCTGCAAGTAGGCTTCGACGGTGTCCAGCTCGGCGCAGGTCTTTCCGGCGGCGGTGAGGGACTGGCGCAGATACAAAAGTGTGGGCTGGCGTTCGCCGCCGAGGCCGACGGATTTGAGGTGTTCTTCGGCGTTCACACTCAGCGGCGGCGTGGGAATGAGCGTGCGGCTGGCGGCGTCCCAGATGAGGGTGCCGTTTTGCAGTCCTTCGCCTTGCTCGTCGGTGAGCGGGAGCGCGGTGATGCCTTCCGGTAGCGGATCGGCGATGACCGTGCCGATGCTGACGCTTTGGCCTGTCGTGGTGTTATAGAGGAGGTGCCAGTTTTGCATGACTTAGGGGATGCCGATGAGGGTGAAGCCGTAGCGACCGGGATTGGTTGAAATGTTATGCTTTACGGCGAGCCGAGAACCGCTGGGGATGCGTCGGCCAAATAGACCAAAGTTGATACCCGCCGTGGTGACTTGTTCAGTATTTACAAAACTGTTGTAGGTGCTGCCGAATGAGACTTCGCTGCCCGATGCCCCAACTCCGACTTCCATAACGGTATTGGCAATCGTGGCTATGTCCGCGTCGTGCATAGACGGGACGAGCACGACAGCGCGGTAGGCTTGCGATGTAGAAGCAGTGGCTTCAACCCAAGTTCCGCTGGCTCCCGAAAAGCTGATGCCCTTGCTGTTGGCTGTGTCTGCTCCGATAACATCAACGGTTGTCGGTGACGTTGCGTAATCCCCACCGTCCAGAAAAATGGGCACCAGCGCGGCAGTCTTGCCGCCCGTGACTACGGATTGAATGCGTGCCGACACGCGAGTTCCGCTGGCAATTTTGACTGGCAGCGGGATAACAATAGAAAAAGAGGCCCCACCAACGGCGATATTGGAAGCAATGGCGGTTTCCGACCCCGAAGCACCAGTGGCAATATCCAACAAAGTTGCCGTGTTGGTTGCACTGGTGTTGACGGAATTGACGCTGAGATAAATGAGCGACACGTTGGCGCTGGTTGATGCGATAAGTTGCGACCACGAACCCTTGGTGTGGGCGCTTGTGTTTGCCGTAACCGTGATTGATCCCGGGCGATCGACGACTTTAGTGGCAAACAATTCGAGCCACTCCAAGTTCCGCCATAATTGAGTGCTGCCGAGATAACCTTTTTGTAACAGCGCCATAGGTCAGGGATCGGTGATGAGATACAAGGTGGCCGCGTCGGGACTTCCGATGGCGTTGTATTCGGCTTGGGTGAGGCTCACTATGTTGTTGACCACGTCGCTGCCGCTGCCGGCGGAGGTGTCGCTGACGACGTTGGTTCCGGAGCGGTCGGCTATGGTCAGCGTGCGGGTGGTGCCGGTGGTGATGCCGGAGAGTTGGAACTTTAGATTCTTGGTGGCGTCTCCGTCGTCGTAGATAAGGAACGAGCTGTCGCTCATCACGTCGAAGAAGGACGTGTCGGTGAGCTGGTAGTCGTTGTCGCGGGAGGAGCCGACGGTGGCTTTACGCACATACACGCCGGCTTGTTTGTAGGAGCTGAAGGGCCACGTTCCGGAATTCGACCGGACGAGCCAGCGGCTATCCAATGCAGCCGATCCGTCGAGCGGAAGGTCGGCATAGGTTGCCACTTCGCCTGCGAAGAACGCAGAGCCGCCGCCGCCTCCAGACCCCTTGAGGTCGAAGTTTCCAGTGAACGGATTGAAGGCGAAGCCCATTACAAATTAGAAATTGGAGATTTAAGAGCGGGTGACGGTGGCGAGGTCCGCGTCGTTGGTGGTCGGCGGGTTTGTCGTGTAGGAGAAGGTCAGCGTGGCGACTGTTTGGCCGGTGCTGCCGCCTTCCTTGTAGGTGACGGTCTGGATGTTGTTCGTGCTGCCGTAGTAGCTGATTGAGAGATAGTCGTGCTGCGGGATGTTTAATCCGGCCACGTTGCGGACGTTAATGTTCGGGTGCATACGGTTAGGCGGCGGGTTGGGCGGTCATGCCGAGTTGCTGGTCTTGCGCCATCTTTTGCAGCGCGGGCTGGGCGCCGGTGCGGCCGATTACGGCGTTTTGTTGCTGTTGGAGCTGGAACTGGAAGGCTTGTGCGCGGGCGTCGATCATGCTGCGGAAGATTTCGTCGGACTGATACCGCTGCTGGACGGCGGGGTTGGACTGGATGATTTGCTGCAAGGTTTGCAGTCTTACCTGCGCGTTTTGGCCGCCCTCCTTGAGCGGGGGTTCGGTGCCTGCGGCGATTTTTGCGAAGGCGGTTTGTTCGTCTTCTTGCTCTGCGGCGGTGGCGGCGCCGATGTCTTGCACCAAGAGGCCGGCGAGATTCGGGTCAACGGCTTGGAACATGTATTTGACCAAGCCGGCACGGTCGATGACTCCAAAGCTGTCGAGCGGGACGAGCACTTTGGCCAAGTAGTCGAGCTTTGCGCCCAACGCTTCGTTGTCGAGGAGGCGCGCGTCAAACTCAGCGGTAATGTCGAAGCGGCCCCGGATGTCTTGGGGCGATGCGTTGAATGCCAACTGGGCATTGCCGGTGATGCGCGCGACCTCCTCGGGAGTCATATACTGTTGCGCCAGCGCCATGGTCTGCGCGATGCAGAGCTTCATGTCGATCAGCCAAGAGTCGATTAGCTCCTGCGTGTGGAGCATGTAGCGCTGCTGCGGGACGGCATCGCTGATGCGGCCAAAGTAATTGTCCACGTCCGCACGGGTGGCGGCTTCCACTTCGATGCTGCCCATGTCGGGGCGAGGGGGATTCATCCACTCGATCTCGCCGGGGCGCCTCTCGGGGATCTGCATGCCGGGGCCGAGGACGAGATCAAATTTGCCTCGGTTGGCCGGCACCTTGACGGGCGGAAGGATGCTGATGCTGGCCCTGTCGGAGCGGAAGTCGCGCTGGATCTTGATTTCCTCCTGCGCAGTCTGCACCAACTCGGGGATGCCACGGCTCTCTAGCAGAGGACGGGTGGCGCGCTCGCGGGGGAGTTCGATGAAAGGATATTGGCCGTGCGCGTAGGGCAGCAGCTCATGCACGGCGACTTTGTCGGTGACATGGTAGCTAACCACGGAGCGGGTGACGCGGATGGCGTTGGTCTTGGGATCGTTCTCCTTGCGGTAGACATGCCAGATTTCGCACATGTCGCGGAGCTGTTCGTAGAGGAACTGATCGGTGCGGTGGATGTTGAGCGAGATGCGTTTGAGCTGGCCCTTGTGCTGCGAGGCGGCTTCGATCCATTCCTCGTCCCAGCCCTCGACTGCGCCGCGCTCGCGCAACTCCACTTCTGTGAGCAATTCTCTGCGGGCAACGAACGCGGCGCGCTGAAGGCTGAAGGTCTGAATGGGGAAGATGACATCCTCCCATGCTTCAAGCGCGGTCCACACCGGCTTGCTCTCAAAGACATAAGGCTCCTCCCACTGGACAAGGCCCTTGTCGCGGAACTCGCGGACCTTGGACACCTTGCCCAACTCAGGGATGATCTGCCCCAAGAGTTCGGCGGCGGTCTCCTCTTGCAGCGGGTCCATGACCACTTCCAGAAGGGCGGCGAGGTTGGGGTCTTGGCTCTGCTCCAACATCATTTGCGCGTCTTCGATGCTGAAAGACTTGATCTCGGTGCGGGTGTTCTGCACCCAGTCCACGGCCATAACCGCCAGCCCGTAGGTCTCGCGGAACTGGGCGGCGAGTTTCACTTCGCGGCGAAGATCGTCCAGACAGTGCTGGAACATGAGCCATTTCATCACGGCTTCGGCGGCGGCTCGCTTGTCCGCATCCATGGACTCCACCGGCTGGACTTGCACGCGCGACTTGAAGAAGGCGTTGCAAAGGAGAGCCGTGTTGTCCGAAATGATATTGTCGGCCAAACGCACCCTTACGTCCGATGCTCCGCTCCACGGCCACGGCTGCTTGCCTTGGGCGCCGGACCATTTGCGGCCGTCCTCGCTTTGCCCCGGCCAGATACAGAATCGCGTATTCCAGTTGCGCAGTTTGCGCTGAACATATTGGCTGCCATCGGCGTCCGCTTGGTCGATCTCATAGAGCATCGCCGTGATGTCCTCTGGCTTGGGTGCTTTAATCATTTCTTGGACAACTTTGCGTTGAGTCGCTGCATAACGGACTGCGCGGCCACGCGCTGTTCTTCGGTAACGTCTCCCGCTGATGAGTCATTGGTGAGGATTCGGGCAACGAGCGTTTGACGAAGCGCAGGCTCGTTGGTGCCGTATGGACCGCCTTGAAATTCTTTCATTTGCTTCGGCGTGACCTTGAATTGCGGGTCGATCTGGCTTTCCCGCATGAACAGGCGGATGGCTTCGTTTTTGGCGACTGCAAGTTGCTGCTCATATTTCAGACCGCTGTAGGGGTTGAGGACGATGCGCCCGTCTTCAGCGGCCATGCCGGTTGTGTTTGGGTTGAGCAGAAAGAAAGCGTCCTCGCTTTGGTATGGCTGTCGGACGGCGTAACCGAAAACCGACTGCGGGATGGCTTGCTGCTGCGGCATGTCATTTAGATGAGGACAGTGGTTTTGCGGGGGGTATAAGGCACAACAGTCTCGGGGTTCTTTTTCTTGAACCAGTCGCGGAAGGCTTTGTCCTTCCAGCATCCCGGCTCCGCTGCTTCCCAAGACCAATAAGCGTCAGCGTCTATGCTCATGTCCTTCTGGCCGATGCCCTCGATGGCGCATTGCTCTATGCGCGCACTGGCTTCGGCGATCTGGCGTTGGCGAGTGGCGGCGAGAACAGCATCGGCGTTCCAGCCGGCAATCAGCTCTTGCTTGACTGCGTCGGCCATCTCATCCCCGAGATCGAGGACAAGTTCTGACCATAGATTGTCTGACATCCTAACTGCTACGGCCCCATTGCTGGGGCCGCAGTGTGTTAAGACGCTTAGAGCGCGTTCACGTCAACGATCTCAAGGAAGACCTCAAGTTCGCCGGTGTTGTGATCGGCCAAGCTGTCGCCCGAAGTGCAAGCGAAGGCCGCTTGGACATACTTGGGCGAGGCCACCGTGCCTTCCAAGAAGGCGTGGGGCGTGGTGGACGGGTTGACCTTGTAGAACACTTCGGTGCCGCTCGGGTTCAGCTCTTGCGAGGTGATGAACGCGTTCGGGTCAGCCGTGGTGTCGTTGTGACCAATCTCCACCGTGGTGGTGATAGTCGCGGCGTCCGAGCTGTCGAACACGCTGACGAGGCGGGTGGCGGCGGATTTGACGGCCGTGCCAGCAACCACAGGGATGAGGTTGATGGTCTGAGCGTCATCGGTGTCGGTCAGGTCGTTGTGGTCGAGGATGACCTTGTGGGTGTAGCCGAAGGCGGCTTTGGTTTCTGCGGGCAGTTCGTAGACTTTCATAGTTTTCGATTATTCCTTAGTTAAGGTTGCTACTAGGAAGTCGCGGCGAACTCGCCGAGGCCCTTCGGGTTCCAGCACACCAACGCGGCAATCGCATCAACGAGGCCACG